GACGCCGGCGCCAATAGCGATGCAGGCGTTCGTTCGGGAGGGTTCCAAAAAGGTCGAGTTGTGTTGTCATTTGAGATTCTTGTAAAAATTGATCGCCGCCTCGGAGACATGGACGCCCTTGATCCAATCTTTGAGGTAAAGGCCAGAGAGAGACCGCAGGCGGGAGAGGGCCACATACGCCTGCCCCGGCTCACGGGCGGCCCGGATGTCGATGTGGGCGCGGTCGAGCGTGAGACCTTGGGATTTGTGGATCGTGAGGGCGTAGGCCGGGCGGAGCGGGATTTGTGTCATGGTCGCCGAGTCCTCGCGTTGCGGGTCGAATTGAGATGACCGCTTGGGGATGTTGACCGTCTCGCCATTGTCAAAGGCCACCCAAACCGAGTCCGGCTCCATGTCCTGCACGGTGCCGCAGAGGCCGTTGACCACCGTGTGTTTCTTGTCTTTGTCTTCCTCGTCCGGCACTTCCATGTTGCAGGTCGCCATCACACGCGCCCCCCGTTTGATCGTGAGTCGGCTCGGGGTGATCGAGTTCTTGGCGAGAAAATCCGCCTCGTGCTCGGCTCCGGTAAATTCCGCCTCGTAGCTCACCTCGGGAGATTCGATCTCGCCGATTTGGTAGGTGTTCCACTTGTCCACTTGGGCGTTGTGCGTCATGAGCCGGACGACGCGGCGATCCACGAACATCTTGACCCGCTGAGTGAGAGTGTCCGCCACGGCTTTGGAGATGCGCCCCTCGCGGAAGTTGTTCAGCGCCTCGGTGAAGAGGGGTTCCTTCTGACGGTGAATCGTTGTGAGGTAGGCATTGCGGAATCCCGCCACGCGCCACGCCTCGGAGGCAAAAGCCCAATCGTATCGCCCATCCTTCGCCACGGGCGGGAGTTGGAGGAAATCCCCCACGGCCACGAGTTGGATGCCGCCAAAGGGCCGATCGCTCTTGCGGATCGTGCGGCAGTGGAAATCGAGGTAGTCGATAATCCGCCCCGGCAGCATGGAAATCTCATCAATGACAAGGCACTCGGCTGCCTTCACTCGGGCAAACGCCGAATGGCGGGAAAATGGCACCGGCTTCTTTTGGAGGAAAGCCAGATAGTCCTCGAACCGTTGGCCTGGCGCAGGCCCCAGCGCCATGCCTGCCCAGCGGTAGATCGTATGCGCTGCGATCCCCACGCCGGCATTCTTGCGAAATTGATCTTGGAGGTTGAGGGCCGCGATCCCCGTGGTGGCACAGACATCCACCCGGCAAAATGCCTGCCCGATGTATTGCAAGAGTGCGGTGGATTTCCCCGTCCCTGCCATACCGGAGAGAAAGACATTCGCCCCCGATTGGATGAGGTCCACGGCAGCGGATTGCCCTGGCGAAAGCCGGATCGGGTCAGTATTCGGCGACCCGCCCACGGAAAAGCTGGATGGCCTTGGCGAGGAAACGCGCCTCGGGGTCGTCGCCGCCGGTGAGATAGCCCATTCGGTAGGCTGCGCAGAGTTCGCCCGCGATGCGGTAGGGTTCAGGGGCATCATCACTTAAAACGGATCCAACTCGATGCGTTTGCGGTTGAAGAGTGGGAGGCGGTGGAGAAGGATCGGCGGCTTGGTCTTGAAGGCTTTCACTGCGATCCACGCCTGCTCCCCGTTCGGATCGATCACGATCCCGAGGTCGCTCTCGAAGGAGTGCATCGAGTCGAACCACTCCCACTCCGCATCCGGCGCCCCCTGGTCTGGATGTGACATGGGAATCCGTTCGCCTGGGGTGATCGCCCCCAACTCTCTCGGAGCCGGGGGTTGGGCTTTTGGGGCGCAGGCATCCATGGATTGCTTGATGCTCGCCGCCAATGCGGCCCGCTCACTCTCAGGGGTAATCTTGAGGCCGGTTATTTCGGCGGCAGACGCATAAGCCTTCTTTGCGGCCTTGGCCGCCATGATTTCAGCGAGGGATGGCATCAGTAATCGTATTCCTCCGGCTTGATTTGGGTTGTCCCGCGCACGATGGCTCCGGCTTCTTGCCAGACGCGCAGGCCGGGGATTTGTGCGCCTGTTTTCACCACGGCGCGAATGGCGGCGTTGTTCGGCTCGATGATGCAGAGTTCGGGGCGTGCGGCATGGAGGGCGGTGATGTCCACCACCTCGAATTTCCACGAGGTGCGGGTCACGATTCCCTGGGGCTTCGGCCCCTCGGCATCGATCACGGCCAACTGGCTCGCCGCGATCTTGTCCGCCGCCTCGGCACGGGCGGCATCGGCTGCCGCCTCGTCACCATTCGCAAGAGCTTCCGCCTGCTTGGCGTTTAACTCCGCCAAAGCCTCGGCCTGCACCCGAGCGGCTTCCTCGCGGTCCTTCTCGGCTTTTCGGCGGGCGGCTTCTTGAAAAGCCCCCACAATCACCGAGAGCCGCTTGGCCTCCACCTCGAGCGGGGCGAGGTAATCCTTCGCCGTGGCATCGATGCGTTTGCCGACCTCGAGGACCGGGGCTTTCACCTCCTTTCGGCTGTCCTCCACCGAGCGGGTGAGGGATTTGAGTTTCGTCAGCGCGCCGGCCGCCGCGTCGAGATCCGCCACCGAAGCAATCGCCTTGATGCGCCCGCTCGCCTCCAACGCCATCGTTCTGGCGTTGAAGGCCGCAGGCGACAGCTCGATCTGCGGGCAGGGAAGACTGCCCGAGACAACAATTTCGAGCGTGTCGCTCATGGTTAGAATTCCTCCCCTGCCCCAGCGGCGACAAGTTCCTCTTGCGCCCGCTTAAGAGCCTTGGCAAGGCGTTGATCTGCCGCTGTGTTGCCAGCATTCGGCACCCAGTTCTTGTTCAACTTCTCGATCGCCTCGGGATCGAGGTCGCGGACTTCCAGCCCGGAGTGTTTGCCGACATGCACCTTCACGGTCGCCCAATCATCACCGGCTTGGGTAGTATCAACCGCCTCGGCTTCACGCACCGGCTCGGTTGGTTTGGCCGCCCCACGGTAGCTGGCCTCCTCGCCATTCGTCTCCTTGTCCTTCTTGCGGGTAAACTTGCCTGAGGGCTTGAGTGGTTCGTTCCCTTTGTAGGGAGTGCAGGCAATAATGTTTGCGTAGGTGTTGCCGTTGTCGGCGTGGTCATGGGTGATGACGACCTGCGCAGGCTTCCCGAGGAGCGCCTCGGTGTCGAACTCGGCTTCCTCCGCTGCGGTCAGGTCACGCCCAAACCATTGGCGGATGAATTTGCGGAAGTTCGCTTTCTCGTTAAGGCTCGGTGTAAACCCCCGGCTCCACACGCACTGGCGGCTGCCATCCTCCCGCGCCGGAGCGTCGGTCTCATAGACAAGGCGAAAAACTTCGCTCTCGCCGAATTTGCTGGTCTGCTTGACTAATGGGGTCACATCGACGCACACAGCGCGAAAGGTTCCCTCTTCATGCGGGTTGAAGGCCCCGCCGCCTTTTTTTGTTAGTTTCATATCACTCTGGTTTGTTGTTTGTTAATCCGCGTTTTTTGGGATGCGCAGCCCCCCTTGGCCCCTGCGGTCTCCTTGAGACCTAGCGAGGCAAAATCAGTCGAAGTCGTCGTGGTTGTCCCAATCGCGGTTGAACTCCTCGCGCCGGTAGTAGCGCTCCTGGCGGCGGCGCTCCGTCATGCGCCCGTCACGCCAGCCAATCGCGTAGCAGGCCCACATGGACCCGAAGGCGATCGAGGAGAGAAGAACGGCTTCCCACGCGCTCATTTCGCGCCCTCCTCGGGAGGTTCTGGGAGGTGTTGCCAATTCAAGACCGGCACCAAAACGCGGGCCGCATTCGTGAACCGCCAGACGCCTGCATCTAAAAAGCCGGTCGCCACTTCGTCGTCTGCCGTGTGGATGATGACCTCGATGTCCTCGTCTGGCATCTCAACCGCTGCGGGGTTCCAGCCGCTCATCGCACCACCTCCACGCGGCTCGGGACGCCGCCGAATTGTTGAGCGAAACGCTCCCGAGCCTCGAAGGCCGAGAACGCCCAGAAATACTCCCCCACCCTGTGCCTGAGGAAATTCAAGCCCTCGCAGTGCCAGAGTCGCTTTTTCATCGGGCGAGCCTCCATGTAAGCGCCGCCAACAGGAGCGGCAGGGTGATGACTTGGAGAAAGTCGATTGCGTAACCGATACAGCGGAGCGTCGTGTCGTAGTCCATTACGCGGCCCTCCGTTTCCGTGTTGGGACTGTCGTGCGATTCGCGGTGGAGGCGTTCCGATAACCCCACCAATCCAAAAACGACTGACGGACGATGTGCCAACCACCGCACCGGCCGCGTGGGAGGCTTGCCGCAAATTCACCGCGCTTGATGTAGTCGCGGATCGAGCGGCTGGAAAAACCCGAGAGGCGCCGAGCCTCGTCCATGTTGATGTAGACATCGGAGAGGTTCATTTCTTCGCCCTCCGTTTGTTTTTCCGATCCACCATTTCGCGGACCGCTTGAACGATCACTTTGCTCAGTGTCGTGTCGTTTGCTTCAGCTTCCCGCTTGATCTCCTGCCAGAGGTCAATGGGGAAACACGCTCCCTGTTTTTTGTTGCTCGCTGTCATGCGGTGCACTTTTTTATTTCGGTGCACTTTTATCAATAAAAAAAGTCAATGGGGTGTTTACCCCATACGAAGATTTCTATTGACATCCGCATGGGGACAAGGTTTGCGGGCGAAAATATTTTTTTGTGCACCGAAAAAAAATAATTGGTTGCAAGGGTGCACCTATTCGCTGACATTCTTTTTTGTTGTGGGTCGGCACAAGAAACCAGACAGCGAAAAAGTAAAAAAACCGGGCGTCTCTTTGACCCCGGAATGTCAGGATATTTTAGCCAAAATCATCCGATACGAGTTCGAGGTGAACCAGACCGACATGGTTCCATCCCAAGCCATACGCAAGTGCATGAGGCTCGCGTGGGATTATCACTACAAGGCAGATTATGAAAGGCGCGAATCCAAGGGACACCCCCTCCCCCAGGGCGCGTCCACGAATATTGTGCGCACACCATCCGTGACCTTCGATGGTGGATTATCAACTCCCGAAACTGCGAACTCCCTCCAGGCTGGCAAGGCGAAATAATCGACCTGACCGCCTAGACCCTCCACCACGCCCGCCAGTCCGCCTTGCGCGAAGGCACCGCGTAGGTTTTCAGAACCAGCGCCGTCGAGGAATGCCCGAGCTGGTGCGCGGTCTTGCCTGCATCCTGGCAGCGGCCGAGGTGGTAGGTAGCGAAAGAGTGCCGGAGGGCATTTTCCGGCAGCATGGCCCACGGCACCACGCCCTCGTTGTTGAGCCGCTCAATCAAAGCCTCCCTCTCCCGATACAACCGGAGAGATTTCGCAACCACGATCAGCCCCGATTTTCCTTTGAAAAATTCCTTCCGTTTTTTCATCGGCTCCGTGAAATCCACGATGCGTTCCGGCAGGCCGCTTGATTGTTTCGAAACCTCCCGCCGCACCTCGATCTGGCCGGTCTTGGGATCGACATCCTCCCACCTCATGCGATGGACCTCGATGGACCGCAGGCCCGCAAACGCACCCAGCAAAAACCAAGCGCGAAGCGCATCGCTCATTGTCGCGTCCAAAATCGCCCGCAGTTCCTTCGCCGAAATCAGTGACCGTTTACTCTCAGCCTCCGGCGCCACGACGCGGCGAAATGGATTCCGGTCGAGGAGTTCCATATCGACGCACCACCGAAAAAATCCCGAAGCGTAACGATGCCACCCCGCCCGCGTGGTCGGCGCGCCCTTGATCTTCGCAAAGACCCTCGCCGCCTGCATCGGCGACACCGCCGCCACCGCGCCAGGGAACGCGTCCAAAAGCTCGCCACATATTTTTTCCAGTTTCTCCCTGTGCCGCTCCGAAGCCCCCGCCTTGGAGGCGATGTAATCCCGCACCGCGGATTTCATAGACATGCCGCTCACCTGCTCCTCCGCGAGCGAATCCGTCCCCCCCTTCTGAAGTTTCTCCAAAAGCCCCGGCCCCGCCGCCCAAGCCTCCGCCTCGGTGCGGTAAAACCGGCGAATCCTTTTCCCAAAAATTTTCTGCGGAATCGTGAGCTTCCAAGGCGTGCCGGGCCGCTGCGGATAGGGACTGACAATAAAGGCGCTCATGGTCTGTTGCCCACTTGTTGCCCGTGTTGCCCGAAATCGCAACTATTTTCTTCCAGTAGCCGCCAATAGCCGCCTGTAGTTTCTGAAAGCCAACCACCCGCCAACCCGCATAAAACCTAGCTCAAATCGTCACAAGTCGCTCTGCCGGCGGCGGGACTCGAACCCGCACTCCGCTTTCGCGAAAACGGATTTTAAGTCGATTTCTTGGGTTTGTTTTTCAATGACTTACGGGAGTGTTGCCCGTTGTTGCCCTAAAGGACTTTATTGAGAGCCGCTAGGAGGGCGGCGTGGGCTGCTGGGGAGCAGTCGTCTTTGCGGCCGGGGGAGACATCGGCGTGGCGGAGGATGTTGGCGAGTGGAATGTGGTGCTCGCGCAGGATGGGCAGGAGGTATTCCACGGTGGAGAGGAGGGCGTCTTCGGAGAGGGGCGTCGTGTAGGTATCACCTTCCCAGGCGAGGCCGATGGAGAAGCTGTTGACATCTTTTCTGCCTTGCCACGAGGAGACTCCGGCGTGCCAGGTTCGCTGGGTGGGGAGGGCGAGGGCGGTTCGTTTGCCGTTTCTGGCGATTATGCAGTGGTAGGAGACTTTGCTTACGGGGTCGCTGCACCAGGAGACGGATCCGGCGTAGGCTCCGGAGGTGTGGTGTAAAATCACATGCGTCGGCTTGATGACGCGGCCCGCTGAAATGTTGGGCGTGCGCTTGTTGGTTTGCTGGTAGTATTTCGGCTCGGGCTTGAGGAGGCCGGAGGTTTTGGCTGGCTTTGATGCTGGCTTCGCGGGCTTCGGCTCAGGCGCGGGCGCGGGGGATTGCGCCGGGTGTGGCAGCATGAAGAAGCGGGCGAGGAGGGAGATCATTTGTCGCGGAGGGTGCGATCTGGAAGCTTGGGGAGTTGGTAGCTAAAGCGGCCATAGTCGCTCTCGAGCGAGAAAGTGAGCGGGCCGAAGCTCGAGCACCCGGTGAGGAGAGCCAAAGCTAGGAAAAGAAAAGCGGCGAGGATCATGGCCGCCGCGAACTTGGCGGGGTTGATCATTTTTCCTTTCGGAAAAGCTCGATCGCGCCGAGGGCGGCGATGGTCAAGCTCGTGATGGCGTTGACCGCCTCGGGTTCGAGGTTGATGCCTGCCAGCCCGAGGAGGATGCAGAGGCCGCGAATGGTAGAGGGCTCCTTTAGCCGGGAGAGAAGGGTTTTCATCGAATGGGCGGTGGTGTCAAAGCCTCACGGACGGTTGGCGAGGATTTGCTCGATGCGCTTTGTGCGCTCATCGATGCGGGCCAAAGTCTCGGCGCGGTCGGCGGCGGTGGATTCGATCTTTTGCAGTCGCTGCTCCTGCTTTTCGTTTTCGATTTCAACGCGATTCACTTTTTCGGGAAGAATCCACCACGCTTGGGAGGCCGAGAAGACGGTTGCCACCAGGGCGAGCGCGGCGATGAACTCGCCGACGCTCATTTTTACACCTGGTCTGTTTCGGACAACTTCTGTGCTCATTAGCTATTCGCCTGAGCTAAAAGATTCCCGACAATGGCCGTGGTCGCGGTGTTGTTGATGCGATCCACATTGATTGCGTCGGTCTTCGTTTTTATCGCGGCGACATCGCTGTTTGCTGGCGCCGTGTAGGCCGAACCGGCGAGGCGGGTGCTCACGGCTTGGTCGACTCGGGCCAACTCGACCGAAAGCTCGGAGCGGACTGCCGTGGCCACGGTGGCGGCGCTTGGGGCTGTTGCGCCGCTGACCGGGGCGTCGAGGCGAGCCAGTTCGGTGGCGAGTTCCACGCGCACCTCGTCGGCGATGGCGGCTGCGGTTGGGACGGTGGGTGCGTTGGTCAATGTCGTGACGGTCGCCAAGGTGCCGGATGGCGCGAGGCGGCTGGAGACGGCGGCATCGATGCGGCCGAGTTCGACCGAGAGCTCGGTGCGGACTTGGGCGGCGATTTCGGATTCGGTCGGCACATCGGGCGAGTTGGTCAATGTCGTGACCGTGCCGCCGGTGATTTCCTTGGTGCTTGCGGACCAGACGGCTGTTGCCACAGAGGCCGCGCTCGGAGCGGCATCGGTGGGGATGCTGTCGAGCTTTCCGCCGTTGCGCTCGAGGTCGGCGCGGACTGCGGCGACGAGCGAGACTTCGCTGAGGTTGGTGTTCCCGATGGCGCCGACGATGGCGTTGAGGACTGCTTGGCCGTCTGCCTCGTTGAGGAGCGATCCTTCAACCGCCGTTGCGATCTGTGCTGCTGTGGGTGGTGTTGTCGGCGCTGTGTAGGACGCACTTGCCAAACGCGATGACACCGAGGCATCCAGGCGACCGAGTTCCACGGACAGCTCAGTGCGGATGTCGGAGACGCTCGGGGCGGATGTCGGGGCGGTGTATCCCGAGGTGGCGAGACGGCTCGAGATGCTGGCGTCGAGGTTGGCGAGCTTGGTTGAGTTGCTGTCCATTTCCTGCCGGATTTGGACGGCAGTCGGCCCGCTCGATGTCGTGAGCGACCGAGTTGCGTAGTCCCACACATCCGAGGCGCTGATGCCTGCGCCTGCTGTCAGAGTGCGTGTGGATGCGCCCCAAACGGCTTCTGGCGTGAGGACAGCAGTTCCAAAGCCTGCGCCTACTGGGACTCCCAGCGCCACTGACCCTGCGGCTGGGACTGCGCATGTGCCTGTTAGCGCCCCGCTCGCGTAGCTCACGCCGCTGCGCACATCGGTGGCGGCTGGCATCGCTGCGTTTTGCGTTGCGTCGATGAGAGTCTTTGCGCCTGCGGTGTCGCAGAAATTAAAGACAGCGAGATTGCTTCCAGCTTTCTTGAGCCGGATGCCTGTGCCGCTTGTTGGCGATTGGCCGAATGTGCCGTATTCGAGTTGCTCGATTTCGATAACCCCGACGCCAGCGTTTGCCGCGCCGACTGTTGCGACAAGGCCGCTGGTGTTGCCGGGACCATATGTGTTACCTTTTGCGCGACCGAGATTGACCGTTCCAGTCGAGGCATTGTTGATGCCGACGGCGGAACTTCCGCCTGTGGCGATTCCATAAATTGTAATCGTTCCGGTGCCGACATTGTTTGCGCCAAATCCAACTGTGCCTGTGGCATTTCCCGTTATGGTAATTGTGCCGTTTCCTTGACCCTGCACAGCGTGGGACGATGCGCCACTTCCGCCGGTTGCATTCCCCGTTATGGTAATTGTGCCTGTGGCTGAATTGTAAGCTCCATATGCAGTGGACGCACTTCCGCCGGTTACATTCCCAGTAATATTGACAGTGCCAGTGTTAACATTGTTAATACCAATCGTGCTGGCCGCTGGCCCGCTCGTTACATTCCCAACGATTGTTCCAACCGCAGGGGATAACGCCGTAAATTGCATACAGGCGCGTGAAGCGGTTGCCGTTTTATTGGTGACATTGGCGGTAAGTGTGATGCCATCGTTCAGCGTAAAAATACCGGTGCCTGCGTTACTGACTTCATCGCAAGTTGCATTTGCGGTGATGGTGATTGTGTGACCCGTCGAGGCGCGGGCTTCATCACCAATGGTCGGCACGACCCCGCCGACCCAAGTTGCTCCTGCGTTAAAATTGCCTGTTGCGGCAGATACGATGAGTGCCATGGCTTAGAGTCCTTTCGCGGCGAGGAGGTTTTGAAGCGCGGCTTGGATCGCACCGATGGCGGCTTGCTCTGCGGGGTCAGTGACCTCGTTCAAACTCCCGCGAAGGAGACTGATTGACGCTTCTGGCGCGGTGATGACCTCCCCCGCCTCAATGCGTGTGGGGGTGAGGAGCAGGTTAATGCAAGCGTCTGAAGAACCATCGCCTAGATACCGGCCCGATATGGCCAAGTTGAGCGAGAATTTCGGGTATTGGACTCCTGCGATTTCGATGGGGTTGGTAGCGTTCATGGTTTTTGGTTTTTGGGTTTAAGAAAATTGGAGGGAGGTTTTGTTCGACCACGCGCCGGTGGCGCTGGATTCGGTGCTGGAGGTGCCTGCGGCGTTGAAAATTGTCCTCGAGATTTCCCAGGACTCGGAGTCGTAGACGCTGCCGTTGTTGGGAAAGTCGGCGTAAAGGAGGAAGCCGAGGAAGGTGGTGGTGCCGTCGCTCGAAATATCAAAAGACCATACTCGGTCTGGTGCGTCTTTGGTGCCGGCCAGCTTGTAGACTTCGCCGGTGGAGGGGTTGCGCGAGTAGATGCGTCGGTCGGCGTGGTTCACGCAAATCTCGCCGAGGGCGAGCTGCGAGGTCGTCGGTATGGCTGAGGCTTGGACCGACTTTTTCGGAATGATGGTTGGGTTTGGCATGGGCCTTTTTTTATTCAGCGGAGATTTTTAACTCCCCCGCTTGGCGAGGCGGCATTGGCCGCCCCGCCGGGGAGTGGTTGCGGTCTTAGTAAGTTCCGCCGTCGATGCTGGCCTCGAGGCTGTCCAGGCGAGCGTCGAGCGCGTCGTCTGCACTGGCGCGGGCGGTTGCCTCGCTAGTGATATTCGTCTGCAAGCTGGTGTCGGCAGAAGCGCGGGTGGTGGCTTCGGCTGTGATGTTGCTTTGCAGAGTCGTGTCAGCGCTGGAGCGTGTGCTTGCTTCGGCGGTGATGTTCGACTGCAGAGTCGTGTCGGCGGCTGCGCGTGCGGACTCTTCGGTGTTGATGTCGGCCTCTGCTGCGGTGACGCGGGTGGCGAGGGCTGTCGCGGCGGACTCGGCTGTGTCGATGCGGCCACCGAGGGCTGTGTCGGCGCTGGTGCGGCTCGAGACTTCGGATGCGAGGGCTGCGTTGTTCGAGGTTACATAACCTGCGAATGCGGAATCGTTGGTCGTGTCGACCGAATTGATCAAGCTGACGATCTCGGCGAAGCTGTCTTTGTCGGCATCAGCGGCGCTGAGGATCGCATCAATTCGGCCTTTCTCGACGGTGATCTTGCCGTCGAGGGTCGTGTCTGCGCTGGAGCGAGCGGAGGCTTCTGAGCTGATCGCTGCGGCACGGTCGCTGATCTCAGTTGCGAGGTTTGCGGCGATGACGCCTTCAGCTGCGGTGGCGCGGCTGATCTCGGAATTGAGGTTGCTGGTGAGGGTCGAATCCGCTGCGGAGCGAAGCGAAGCCTCGGCTGCGACTGCGTCAGAAACAAAGGTCTTCTTTGCGAAGATGTGCTCGCCGCCGATTGGCAGGACGCCTTCGGCTGTGCCGATGAAAAATGACTTGTTTGTGGAGTCGAAGGCTACTTCCCCGACTTGAAGCGAGACCGGCGTGCCGGAACCGCGTTTGATGCGAATGATAGGATTAGGCATGACTAATTAGGTGTGTTGGTGGTTTTGGTTTTGGCTGTTCGTGGTGGGGTGAGTGTCAAAAATTACCCGCATCGATGATGGGAATCATGAGGGCGTAGGCCAATGCGGTGGGGCTCCATCGGTAGGGCATGCCTTCGTCGAGGGCCATGTAGAGGCGGTCGGATTTTCCGACGCTCGGGAAATTGGAGCGGGTGGGATACTCGACGACGATGCCTGGCAGGGTGAGGTCGAACGAGGAGAGATCGAGCGTCTGCGTGATGTTGGATTCGGTGATCGTTGTCATGCGTAGACGAGAGTCTCCCGGTTAGCCCACGAGCCGACGGCTGAGGCGGTGGCGAGGATTTGGCCTGCGGCGTTGAGGGTGCTGCGGCGGATGGTCCAGGTGGTGGCGGTCTCGGGCAGGGCTGGCGCGGCGGGGCGGTCGGCGTTTAGGAGTCGGCCGCTGTAGGTGGTGAGGCCGTCGCTGGATTGGTCGAAGGCGTAGAGGTAGAGGGTCGGGTCGATCGGGGGCTGGACGGTGCGGAGGCCGAGGGCGGTGCAGGAGATTTGCATTCCGGCGGCGGGCGCGGAGTCGAAGGTGATCGTGCCGGTGGCTTCCGAAACGAGGTAGTCGGTGGTGGGGGTTTGCGCGACGCCGTTGAGGGCGACGAGGACATGCTCGGGGTCAGAGCTGACGAGGCCGTCGATTGGGAAGGTGGTCGAGATGCCGTCGCCGATGCGGACCGTTGTGTTGATTTGCAGGCCGGGGGCGGCAGCGATGATGTAGGACGAAAGGCCGGTGATCTCGGTTGCGGCGTGGGTGTGGATCGTGTCGGCCTTGGAAAGCTCGACCCAGAGCTTGAATGCGGGCGAGGCCGATGGATCGAAGACAGCCCAGTAACTGCCAGGCGGTGGGTAGCCGGGATTCGGTTCGCCGATGCGGATGTAGAGTTCGCCGTTGTAGCTGACGACTTGGCCGGGGAAATAGTCCGCGCCGTTGTTGTAGGCGCCTTGGTAATCGACGGGCTCGGGCTGGAGGGCGGTGTCGGCGAGAGCGCCTTGGGCGGCGGTGGCTTTGCCGTCGATTTCGGACTGGAGGGTGCCGATCGCGGCGGCTGCTTCGGCAATCGAATCCAGCGCGGCAGGGTCCAGATTCGCGGCGAGGTAGTCGATCCTCTGGCCGAGGGCGGTGTCTTCGGTGGCAAGGGCGGCGAGGTCGGCATCGAGGCCGGTGATCTCGCTCTTGAGGTGCGTGTGGGCGGAAGGTGCGAAGGTCGTTGGCTTGCCGGTCAGGGATGACCAATCAACGGGCGGGGAGACGGCGACGACGGCGCTGGCGAAATCGGTGATCTGGCTGGCGGTGTGCGTGTGAGTCGATGGCGGGAACTCGGTTGGCTTTCCGGTGACGCTCTCCCAGGTGGGCGGTGGGGCGAGTTCGGCGATGGCCTGCGCCGTTCGGAGCGGCGTCATCCATTTTGCGTTGTCCGTTCCGGCTTCGGCTTCGGCTTGGGTGGCTTTGCCGTCTGGGAGGGCGGCGGGGGTCTGCTCGTCTCCGAGGATGACGGAGTTTTGAACTTCGACTTGGAGCGTGGCGGTGCGCAATGCCTGGCTCGGTGCGGTCCAGCGGATCTCGAGGAAGGCGGCGATGCTGGCAGGATCGGAGGAGAATGCGCCCTCGACCGGCAATGTATTCAGATCGAGAATTGTTTGACCGGGGGCCGCCAGAGCTAGAAAATTGGCGTCGGAAAAAGAGGTCTTGAGGGCGACGGTGGTCTGGGTGCCTGTGACGGGCGAGACGGCCACGCCGTTCTCGACAAACACGACCTCGATGGGGACTTGGTCGCGGCGTTTGAGGACGAGCGTCTGCAATGCGACATTGCTCGCGGCCGATTTGATGAATCGCCGGGCTTTGGAGTCGAGGAAGAGTTTCATGCCGCTGCTTGCGGCATGGGTGTCAAATCAGGCGACTCTCCGAGCTATTTCTGGAGCGGCTCGGAGACGGTTTCCCACTTGCCAAGCGGACAGCGCTCGGTGGCCATTCGCAATTTCGCCCAAGTGCTACAGCCGCACTTGCGGCAGCGGCCGGTGGCGTTCAGTGCGGCGTCGTCCCACTCCGGGCAGGCGCGGCAGGTGGCTTCGCGGGCGGCGAGGGCTTCGGGTGGGGTGGTCAAGAATCCGGAGGCCGCGAAATTTGCAGCAGAGAGACCGAATCGCGCTAAAAGCTCGGCGTGGTGGGCGAGAGTGGCGGCAGAGGGGAACATTAGGAAAATGAAATCGTCACGGGCAGAGGGAAGCTAAAGATATTCAAAGAGCGGTAGGCTTCGCCTTGGATCGTGATGGTTTCAGTTGATGAAAACGGTAATCCCCCGCATTCCGGCATCGTCAACGGCTCGGGTAAAAGTTTGACGGTGTTGTCGCCGTTGTCGCCAAGAAAGCAGAGAATTCCGGCGTTGTATGTAATATACCAGCTTAATGTTGGAGGCAGTTGAATAGATGACGCATTTGATCCATTCCATGCTTGTGAATTTCCGTTAACGGTGACTTGCGTGGCCGAAGCGATGGCAGTTTTCACGGCGGCAGACATGGGAGAGCATCCACAGACCAGCGTCACACAACACGCGCAACCCACGGCGCGAAGGCCGCCGCCTTCTTCGTCGGTTTTGATTTTGATGGCACCGGAGGTCGAGCGGCCAAGAACCATGTCAGCATTCCTCTGTGGCGATCCACGCCAGCGCGCCATCCACCGCGCCGAGGACATGGGTGCCGCCGCCTGGCGGTGCAGGTATCGCCAAGCGGCGAGCTGTATGGCCTCCTGCGCCGGTGGTGGTCTCGATGAGCGAGGGGTCGGCATCCAGTGCGGCAAAATTGAAATTCCGCATGAGGTCTGCGGCGGAAATTTGCACTGGATAGCCGCCGCCGCTGGCATTTTTTGCAGCGCGGGCGAGCGCCTCGAAATCGACGGGGAGCGTCATATGGTGCCGGTGATAGTCGCAAAGTTGATGACCTTCGGAGTTCCGACTAATGTCGCCGAGGTCTCATCAAACGAGCCAAATCCAGACCGGGTTATCGCTTTAAGCTCGGCCGTAACAGAGATTGTTCCCGTGAGGCTTCCCAGCGTGAACTGTCCGTTTGGGTAAAGCCCCTTGAGCGAGGCTTTGATCGCGTCGAAAGTCGTAGAGATGATCGTAAAAGAGGCGTCTCCAGATGGTAGCGGAATCGCGCTATTTGAAGCCGAGGCGGGCACGACGGCGCTTCGCGTCACAGCCGTCGTGGTAACGATTACCGTCATTTGCACTGGGGTCGTCGAGTTGTTCGTGCCTGCTGGCAAATTGGTGATGTTGAGGTAGGTCGGCACCTGCACGGTCGAAACATCCAACGATTTTGAAAGTTTGCCGGTCGAGTTCGTTCGCCCATAAGCACTCACAAGGTATTCCGTGAAGCCATCCTCGCGGCGGCGCTCTTGCACCTCGGGGAAGATTTTAAGACCGTCAATGCAAGGCGATGTGTCGCCGTCGGGCATGTCGTTGCCGACGGCGAGGATGGCGCGGTGGGTCGCTGCGTTGGCGGTTAATCCGAGGAAGCTCTGGTCTACGCGCACTAGACCGGAGGGGAAGGTATTCACGGCGCGGCCGGGCTGGGCGATGAGGCCGGAGGTGGATTTATAGATGGTGTAACTCATGGCTAGGCGGTGAGCGCGGCGACGGGGAGGCGCGGTTCGATTTTTTCGAGGAGCGTTTTGATCGTTTCAACCATGGAGTCGAGGGAGGACTTGGCTTTGTCGCCTCCTTTGGCGTCTTTGTCGGTCTTGCCGGATTGACCGGGTTTGTCCACGGAAGCGACTGCTGTTTTTGTATCTTCGGATTTTTTGGCGAATCGGTCGCGCAAGGATTGCTTGCCTTCGGCCATGCGCTGACTGATCGGCTTGGCGGCCTCCTCTGCGGCTGCTTGCTTTTCTTCGGCTTGGCGGCCTTGACGCTCTTCGCGGCGGGCGATGCGGCCAGCAGCACGCTCGGCGGCGGAGAAGTTGCCTTTGCCAAGTGCATCCTGGAATCGCTTGGTGTCGCGGCCGCCACGGTCTACGGCGTCTTTGGCGCGGGCTTCTTCTATGGATTTGAAGAGCTTGGCGGATTCGGAGAGTTCTTCTTTGATGTTCTTGGCGCTGCCTGCGGCTCTGGCCATGGCGGTGGCGAAGCTCTCGGCGGCATCGCCCATGCCGGCGTCTTGGGCTTGCTTGAGGTAGCCGTTGAAATCTTTCTGGTATTGGAGCGCCTTGGCTTGCTCTTCGTTGCCTCCGGCGAGGGCTTCGGCGATCTTGAGGTCGAGGGCGAGGGATTCCCGTTTTAATTCCTTCGATTCCTCTTCTTTTCTTCGCGCCTCTTCTTTTTTTTCAGCTTCTTTCTCGGCTAATTTTCTTCCTTCTTCGGTGGCGCTAATTGTGTCGCGCATTTTGAGAATGCGGTCGGCTATCGAGGTATTCCCAGAATCAACAGCGTCTTTGTAGGCCGCCTCGAGGGTCGCCATCTTTTCTGCAAATGTGCCGGTGAGCTTTATCTCCTCATTGGCCTCGGCGCGGTTTTGGGTTCCTTCTTTGATCTTGGCGGCGATGCCGTCTTCAAGTTCTGAAACTTTTTTAGCTTGCTCACTAGTGTTAAAAAACTCGGTGTTTGCTTCAGCTAGGTTTTGCTTAAATTTGCCAACACTTTCTGCGAGATTTGTTCCAATATCTTCAGCGGCAAGCTCTGCGGCCACTGGGATGCGATACAGAGCGGCTTCGGCGGATAGGGCTCCTGCTTCTGCATTTTGTTTCAAGCCTTTCGCTATATTTGCAAAGGCTGGCCCCATGCTTGAAAAAGTGTCCGCCAGAGACCCAGCGACTTTTTCTTTTACATATCCAGCGACAAAATCAAAAGCCGACTTGATCAGCATAAAAGTGGGGCCGTCTGATCGAAATATATTAGAAATAATTTCCGAAACCGTTTGAAATGCCGCTGTAAAAGCATTGATAATGAAATTTCCAGTCTGCATTGTTTGCAGCTTTAAGCTTTCCCAAAAGAGCGAAAACCCTGCGCCGAGTTGCCCGGTGCTGATAGCATTCAGCGCGGTCTGGAAGGAGTTTACCGACTTCTCGCTGGCGATGAAGTTTTCGGCAAAAGATTTTCCGAGGTCGGCGGCTTTTTCGGTAAGGAATTCGACGGAGGCGATGATGCCTTGGAGGTAGGGCTTGAGCTTGTCGATGATTGGCTCGCCGAATTTCGCGTAGGCATTGGTGATGTTGTCGCTGAGCGTAGAGAGTAGGCCGGTCCATGTGCCGGATTGAAGTTGCATGGAGCCGTTGAATCGGTTCAGCGCTTCCTCGGCGACGAGCCAGGCTTCCGTGTTTTTGCCTGCTTTGGAAAGTTCTTCGATCTGTGTGCGCGTCTCGCCAGAGACGGCTCCGAGTTCTTGAAGTCGCTGCATGGCCTCGCCGACTGGGCGGCCGGATTGCAGACCATCGTAAAGGCGACCGATCGTGGTGGCGACTTCTTCAAAAGGCTGGTTCGTCCCGGCGGCAATGTCGCCGACGAGCCGCAGTCCGTCGCCAGTGGCGAGCGCGCCGCGTGTGAGAGTCTCGAGAGTGCGGGAGGCTTTGGCGATTTCGGGAAGCTCAAAGGGTGTGGAGGCAGCGAATTTAGCGAGTTCCTCGATGCGCTTCTGGGCGGCATCGGCGGACCCGAGGAGCGGGATAAAGGCTGTCTCGAGGGTTTCCATCTGCGCGGCGGCATCGATGGATTTTGTAAATGCGGAGCCGATGCCTGAGAGCGCGGAGGTGACAGCGGAGAGGCCTAGCGTGCCAGCGGCCTTGAATGCCTCAAAAGCGGCGGTGCCTACGGCGACGGCTCCGGCCATTTTGGCAAAGGACATTTGAAATTCCTTTGCCGCATTTTTAGATGCAGCCTGCGTGGCACCGAGTTCCTTTTTGAGCTTGTCGATAGTGGACCCGAGGTTCAGGTCTTTGGCTGCGAATGTGACGGTTGCGTCGGCCATAGGTCAGGCGGCTTTCTGGAGTTGTTTGCGCTCGTAGCGCAGAATATTGGCGAGTTGTTTGACCATCTTTTGAACGACGATCACCACGGCGACATCGCGCTCGGACTCACGGCAAACCTTGTCGGCGTATTTGGTGGTATTTGTGAGCGTGATTCTGGGATTTACCTGATCATCCGCATTGTCTTCGACACGCCCGAGTCCGTAATCGCCAAGGTGCCGCGTGACCCATTTGGGAATCCCTCGCGTGGCACTGCCTTTCACTGGATTTTTCAACTGCTTCGCGCACCATGCCCAACCGGATTTTGCAATGCCGACCTTGGCGTATTGTGCTGCGACAAATTCTTCCAAAGCTGACTTTGGCACGAAGTATTTATTTATGAATTTCCAGCGGCCAATATTGTGAGTGTCACCCCCGGCGGCACTCATTCGACCATTCACAAAATGGTTTTTATGAATGCCTCTAATCCAAGAAGGCGTCGCATCTGGAACGAAGTGCGCCCGATCAACGCCATAGACTTTGCCGTCTTTTGTGGCATGGACAAAGATATCCGCAGTATCGCTCACAGTGTCCATGTAAACAAGTTGAAGAGGCGTGACATGAGCAAAAAGACCGGCGCGGCCTTTGCCTTTAGTGCTGCTTCGACGACCGCCATAGATGTCTTTTGCAATGGCTTTCTCGCCGATCTTTTTGCCGCCGGATTTGTCGCCAAATGGCTGCGTGCGGCGAGCGAGTTCGACACAGAGCAGACGAGCGTGGATGCGAAGCGTATCCGGCAAAGTCTTTTGCTTCACCGCGCCATAAAAGCGAAACATCTCCTCGAGGCCGGTCGATTCGATTTGTATGGTGGCGTTGCTCATTTGATTTTCTCGAAGGCGCTTTCTATTGCCGCGAGGGAGTCAAAATCCGCGTTCGGATTGCGGCGTAGATATAGGCGAGGAACGCCATGCTGGAATGAATCGGCGTCCAGTATTTGGAGCCCGGCAGCAAAGGGGATTTGCCACATGCACTCGTGAAACCCCCAACCGGTGATGCTTGCGAGGCGGTAGACATAGGATGCAAGCCAGTTGGGGGATGCTACTCCCCCGAGGTGGGGCTTCCGGTGGAGGGGTTCTTGGCCTTGGTCTCGGCGGCGTTCACGCGATCCCAGGCGGCGGAGACGAGCTTGGAGAGTTCGTTTTGGTCGTCTAGGTCGGCGATGTTCTCGAGCTGCCAGCGGCGGACGGCGCGGTTGAATTCCTCGGGGTCGCTGTCCACGGCGAGTATGTCCTCGATCGGCGCGGTGTGGACGAATGCGAAGGCGGCGACGAACCAGAACTCATCGCGCTTCTCGAGGAGGTTCGATCGGATGATGGAGATCGTGCCGGGGACGCATGGGCGGAGCTTGAACTTGCCGACGCGCTTGGTGCCGTCGCGCATGGCCTGCTCGCGGAGGACTTCGTCGTCGGTTTCGAGGGTTTCGTTGGTGGTGGATTTGTCGTTTTGTTTTTTCATAGAAATTTGGCGAACCGCTTCTTGTCGGCTTCGGTGGCGTTCTCGGAGATGCTCACGATCTTGCCGTTGCGCTGGAAAACGAGTTGGCGGGGGGTGGCTTTGACGACCGAAACGAGGGCGTCGCGGTTGCGGAGGGCGGCGATGAGGTAGGCGACCGGGTGCTCGGGGTTTTTCTCCAAGAAAATGTCGGCATCGCGGAACCACTCCATGACCTGATTGGCCTGCTGTCCGCTGGTGGGATGGTTGGCGAGGAAATGAAAAACGGTCGTCTCGTCGCCGGAATCGCGGCGGATGCGCGTGGCGGGGGCGGCGGGGTTTTCGGGTTCGAAGCCGAGCGTGAGGAGGATGGTGGCGAGCTTGAGGTCGCGGGTGCTGAAAACAGCGAGAGGTTTTGTCATGATTTTTCGTAGGGAGCCCGGCGCGGTGAATCACACGCGCCGGGCGCTGGGTGCGGGTGCGGGCTTAGGAAGCGGTCATCGCGGTCTCGTAGGAGCGGGCGGTCAGAGAAACGGTCTCGAACTGCTCGGCGGCGAAGTTGCTGGTGAGGCCGGTGACGATGGTCGTCGCTCCGAGATCCACGGAGGCGGGCATCGTGACGCTGAGCGCGCTGCCGACGGTTGCGGTGAATGAGCCGGTGCGCATGCCCTCGATCGAAATTTCTTTGATCACTTCCGACATGGCCACCGCAACCACCCCTCCCTGATCATCCTTGACCTCTGAGAGCGATGCGGTTTCGTTGACACTGAAGCTGGTGCATATGATGCCTGACACGGTTGGCGTGCCATATTCGGCTGTGGATACTGCGGATGAGCGATAGAGAGTTGCGGCCATGGTGGTGGTGGAGTTGGGTTGGTTTGGTTGCGGGTTTCGGAAGGGAGGCGCGTGTCAAATGCCGGAGGTCGTGAAGGCGATGGTCAGCGCGGCGGTGGTGACCCACCGGCCGTCGGATTGCGTGTCATCGACCGAGCGGAGGTCGGCGCCGGCGAGGGTCAGGTCGGGCGCGAAGGCGTCGGCGAGATCGGTGGCGGAAAGCAGGGAGGCGCGGAGGGATTCGGCGAGGGCGGCGTGCGCTTCGAGGGATCCTTCGATGACGGAGGGAGTGACCAGCACGATGCTCGCGGTCGCCTTGTAGAATCCACGGGCCACGGCTTCGGTGGATTCGCACCCGGCGAGAAGGACGCTCTGATCCTGCGGGATCGTGTCGGCGCTCTGGCCGGTGTGGACGGGGATGCCGTCAAAGGCTGGCTGGCTGCGGAGCCATGCGGCGAGGGAGGACTCGACGGGTATGTTCACGCGGCACCTCCTGGCGACATGGTGGCGAGGTATTCGCCGGGGCTGTTTGTTTCGGAGACCTGACTGATGAAGTAAGTCTTGGCGCTGAAGGTGACGGCTTCGCCTCGGCGCGGTGGGCTTTGCAGGTCGGCGGCAAGGAAACGGATCGAAAACTCACCGCCTTGGCGGAGGCCGCCGGTCTCGAGGTCGAGGCCGATGGAGACGGGGGCGAGGCAGACGCGGATCTCAGCCTGGCGGAATTTTACGGGCGTGCCGTGGGCGCTTTGGCGCAGTTGCGCGGAGCGGAGAGCGAGGGCATTGCGAGCGGTGGGCGACACGAACCTTGCGGCGTGTCAAAAGAAAAGCCCCCGCCGTGAGTGAGAACGGCGAGGGCTTTTGCGGGCGAGGAGCGCGGTGCGGGCGCTTTGCGGGAATTACTTCTTTTTCTTTGGTGACTCTTCGACTTCCACCTCAACGGCGGGAGCGGCTGGTTTGGCTTTGCTGATGTGGCGCTTGAGCGTGTCGCCGAGGGAGACGACGAGCGTCTCGTCTGCGGTCAACTCGCCGGCCACTTGCTTGACTTTGAAGGCTGCGAGCTGCTCGCCGAGCGGGACACTCGGAAGGCTTTCGACCTTCCAAGTGCTGCCGGTGCGGGTGAGCGTGATTGCGAGGCGCATCAGGCTTAGGCGCTGACGATGCGCTTGAGGGCGGCGGCGTGGCCGAGGGCGTAGCCGTAGTTGACCTCGAGGACTTGTTTTTCGGTGTCCGTGTCAGGGTCAGCCCATGCGCGGTATTCGATGGTGAGGCCGGTCTCGGGATCAACGGCTGTCTCGTAGCTGGTGAGGTGGTTCAACACGCCAGGTGATGGCTGGATCGGCGAGAAGGCGACCAAGATCGACTCGGGGAGTGCGACCATGCCGACGAGGTTCTGGCTGTTGCCGGGGATCAAGTTGGTTCCGATAACATCGAAGCCAGCGATCTGTGGCAGGCGTCCGTTTTGGATCGCGGTGGCGCTGCCGACTGCGGCGGCGTTCTTGATGCCAGCGTCCTTGAGGAGCGCGCCTTCGTAGGAGTTATCGAGGATCATCACGCGGCTGGACTTGCTCCATTTGGCTTGGTCGAGCGCGGTCTTGATGTTGACCATGTCCTCGCTGTCGAACGCGGAGGCCGCGCCGGTGTGGATCGCCGCGCCGTAGTTGGCGAGGGTGACGATCGAGAGGATGTCGCGGAGGATGTCCTCGGCGAGTTTGCGGCCCTTCAAGAATCCGAGTTGCTCGGGGTTGAAATAAGGCTGGCGGGCGAGTTCCGAGCTGGTGAAGCTCAAGGCTTGATACTTGCGCTTGTTGACCGTGATCTCGCGGGAGTTGATCGCGTTCGTGTCGCCGAATGCGTAAGTGCCGTTGAAGTCGCTCGTCGCGTCAGTAGCGAGAGGGAAAAACGGAACACTGATTTTGTCGGTGCCTTGCAGTGGGACCGAGTTGAACACGGTCGAGAAGGAGTTGATCGGGAGAAGTGCCTCGCGGAGCGCGATGAGGGCGCTGTCGAGGACGACATTCAGTTTGAGTTCGGAGCTGATGGTGGTGGCCATATTAGTGGGTGGTTTGGATTAGGTGGTGGTTGGGTTCGGTGATTAGTTGGGTGTCAAACGCCATGGAGTCTCGAGTGGGCTTCGAGGGCTTTGCGGTTGGCGCGGAAAATCCGGGTCTTGTCGGCTCCGGTGGAGTTTTTCCACTGGTCGTAAATGGATCCGGAGTCTTGCACTTGGTCGACGGCGGGAACGACGCGGGCGGGTGAGAGACCGAGGCTGCGCTCGAGGCGGTCGAGGTCTTCGCACTTGGTGGCGAGCTCGCTTTTTACGAGGTCGAATTGGACGCGAACGCTGGAGAGTTCAGCGCGCATTGCGTCGCGCTCGGCGATCGCTGCATTGAATTTCTCAAGGATGGAGTCAACGGCGGTGGCGCGAGCTTGTGGTTCGGCGGGAGCGGGTTGCTCTGGCTCGGGTGTTGGCTCGACGGAATCGGACGGAACGGCGGCTGGCTCCGTGGAATCGGACGAATCAGACGGAGTGGACGAATCAGCGGATTCGCTGACGACGGTGTCGAGGACTTCGGGAGCGGTGGGCTCTTGGGTTTCAGGCTGCTGGGTCATGCCCTGCGCGAACTTGTCAAATCGGGCGCGGAGTTGGGCGGGTGTCGCGGTGGCTGCGGCGGCGACGCCTTCCTCGATGGCGTCGGCGAATCCGAGGGCCACGGCTTCGACAGCGTCCAGCCAGGTTTCTTCGTCCATCATTTGGGCGATACGGTCAGCCTCCATGCCGGTCTTGCGGACATAAGCGTTGCGGAGGGAGTCTTTGAGTTTGTCGAGGAGAGCGGCTTCGCGGCGGAGCTGGTCGCTGTCTCCCATGCTGACGGTCCACGGATTGTGGATCATGAGCAGGGCGTTGTCGGCGATGTAGACGGGAGCGCCGGCCATGGCGATGACCGAGGCCATCGAAGCGGCGAGCGCGTCGATGTGAACGGTCAGGCCGCCTTTGTGACGACGGAGGGCGTTGTAGATTGCCGTGCCTTCGACAACACTTCCGCCAGGGGAGTTAATCCGGAGGTGGATGTGTTGGCCTTCGAGCTTGCCGAGGTCGGCGAGGAATTCTTTAGAGCCTGAGCCGAAAGCACCGACCTCATCATAGAGATGGATCGTTGCCTCGCCGTTGTCGGATTTTTCCAGTGCATAGAATTTTGGGGTGGGTGTGGTCATGGTTCGGTTGGGTTGTCTTCGGGAGTGGGTTTAGTGACGGGGTCTCCGCCCGCGAGTTCGCTGCTGAGAGTGATCGGTGAGCGGATCGGGTTGTCGCGCCATTCAGACAGGACATCCGATCCCATTTCGGGCAGAGCCAAAGATTGGCGAACTGACTGCTCAAGAGATTGCTCGGGCGTCAAAACGCCAGCGCGGACGGCAACGCCAATGGCGTCGAGTTTTTCTTTGGCTTGGAGGTCAACGATGGAAGGCGCGGCTTCCGCGTCCTCGTCCCCATCTGGCTCGGCGGGTTGTTGGGCGGCGATGCCGTTGCGGAGGGAGTTCGGGAAGACCTGCGAAACATCGAGGCCGAGGGCGTCGCACTTGGCTTTGCGGCGGAGGTAGGTGTCGATGACATCGTCCTCTTCCTCGGTGGCGCGGAGGCCGAGCATGTTGTAGTAGCGGGTCGGGGAGAGGTGGCCTTTGTCCAGTTGCTCGCTGTAAGCGCGGGCGTCGCGGCCGGAATCAACCGTGATCTTGCGCGGGGCGAGCCATTCGTGGCGCCACCAATCATCGCCGGGGTATTCGAGGCGACCGGCCTGCATCTCGTGCCACAACCAGTATTTGTAAAACGGCCTGCAAAACTGATCGATGACCTGCTGTTGCAGGCGCTCGAGGAAATTCTGCGTGACTTCCAAAACGGCGCGTTGCTCGGTGCCTGCGAGGCCGACATTGACCATCATGGCTTCGGGCGGGAGGCCGATGGCGAAGGCAACATCGGATCGAAGGGCGCGCATTACGGCTTCATAGGTCTGGCCGGGAATGTCGTTTTTGAAGGCTTCGAGCTTTTCGCCGGGCTTGAGGCGTGGGAGGAGGATGCCGTTCGGGAGGTCGCTGGTGGTGAGGTCGCCGACTTCGTTGCTGGTGGTTTTCATTCCAGCGCCCAAGCCGATTTTGGCGACTTCGGTGCTCGTGACCATGTAGCCGATCTGAGCGCCGGCCTTATACGCGCCCTTAACGAATCCGTTGATTTCGGAGATGTCGCGGAGGTTGGCGGCGGCGGAGTGAAACCACGAGACGCCACGGGGTTGGCCTTGGCGGCGGATGTGGCGGAAGTGGAGGATGTCTTCGGCAGGGACGCGGAGGCCGTTCTCGCTGTTCAGCGTGTAGGCTACGGGCGCGCCGTAGCGGTCGAGGATGACGCCGTCGTGCGAGTCGCTCGCGAAGGATCCGGCACCGCCGATGGACTCGCCGCCGAGGAAACGGACGCGGGCCGCGCCTTCTTTGGTTTTCAAAAATTGCGCGAAGAAATCGCCGTCGATGGCGACCTGGCGGAGGATGAGCGATTGCGCGGTATAAAAATTTACCTGTGCGCCGGCGTCGAATGCCCACGCCTCGGCGCAATTTCTGTCTTCGAAATACTGATCAACCTTTTTGTTCCATTCGGTGTTGCTGGTCTTTGGCTGAACAACGATGCCGGTGCCGATGGCGCGCTGGGCGAGGTGTTCGACAATGTAGGTGGCCTGCGGTGCGTTGTTGTAGAGCCAGCGCGAGACCTTGAGGATTTCAAGTCGGCTGTGCGCGGTGAGTTCGCGCTTCGGGTCGGTCGTCGGAACCCATATGAGGCCGCGATTTAAAGAGGGCTGGGCGGCCTCGAACGCGGCGGCTTTGGCGTCGAGCTTGCGGGGGCGGCCTGCTCCGGGGCGGGTTCCACCCCAACTTGATTTTTTGATTTTCGCGGACACGCCGAGGCGGGCGTGTCAAACGGCGGTCCCGTAGCGGGAGCGGTCGGCGATGTTGAAAAGTTGGCGTCCGTTCGGGCCTTCGGAGAGGATTTCTTCGAGGGCTTGGAGGAGAAGCCATTTTGGAAACGAGACCTGTCCGCTAGATGCGGTGCCGTCGCCAGAGATGGATGTAATCGTGACTTCCTCGGACGCGGAGAGAAAAGCCGCGTCGGCGAGTGCCTGAAGTTCAGCGGTGGTCTTGGTGCGGCGGAGGTAGGATTTTACGCCGCTGATTTTGTCGAGGTCGGTCACGCCTCGGCGGGCGTGTCAAAGATTCAGCGGTTTAACCACAACCGAGCGCCGTGGCAGGCGGGAGGTAGAGCAACCGAAGGTTGGCCCGAAGGGCGAGACTCGCGGGAGCGAGCGAGTCAAAGGACACGGAGAGCACGGAGGGGGAGATCGCAGGGACGGTGCGCGCTTCCTTTTCAAGCGTGGGCTTTCGGGAGTCTCGGGCCATGAATGACCGCCCATCCCACCGTGCATGTCGCTCCGGTCGTGTGTCCGCCTGCCTGCGTGGAGGCGGAGGAGTCAAAGGCGGGACTCGATATATTTCCCGCGCGACTGATCGCCTCGGGCGCGGTCGAGCTTTGCCCATGATTCGGGCTGCATGGAGACGCTGCGCGTGACGGCTGTCCGGCCTTTGGCGTTTTTTGATTTCGCTCCTTTGGGGCGGCCCGATCCTTTGCGCGGGCCGCCGTGGGTGGTGGGTTTTTTCATTCTATGTCCCTCTGGAGATCGTTGATTATTTCGGCGGCCCATTGAGCGGCCACGGCGTCGATGTCATTGGCGTCTGTGCATTCATAGCCTCCGACCCCCTCCTCGAGGTCGAGAAGGATTCGATCCTCTGGATAGATGTTAGTGAGTGCTGATCCGTAGGTGATGCGACCGCTGTCGCCATCCATGAGGATCGCGGGGTTGTGGGGTTTGGCAACGCCGTTTTCGGCAATGTCGCGGATAGCGGCTGCGAGTGCATTAGTTAATTGGTCGAGTTGGATTTTCATTTTTTTAAGCGGGTGGATTTGAGGTTGTGGGCGATGAGGATTTGTTCGGATTTTTGGAGGGCAAGGGCTAAGTCTTCAAGCGTGCTTTTCAGTTCTTTGCCGAGGATCACAAGGCAGGCCAGCGAATTGTAGAGGCTTCGGTCGTTGGTTTTCATTTTTGTTTTGGTTGGGTTGTTAGGCGAGGCAGTTTTTGCAAGAGCAAGTGATCACGGCGGTGCGAGCTTCATCGCGGAGTTCCTTCATCGTATCGAAGCCGCGAACATGGCATCCTGGGTCGTATCTAAACTGATACCCTGCTGGCAGGTTTAGAATGTAACCATCGGGGTCCGGGTCGATGTCTTGCTGGCGGAGTTTGTAGCGGGTGGGTTTTTGGATTTTCATTTTGTTGGATTGGTTGGTGGCGCGGGGATCGAACCCGCGCCGGGTGGGGTTAGGCGGCGAAGTGGTTTTTTGCGCCAGTGATCCAGTTGATTTCGTCAAGAGTCGCATCCGTGTAGAGGGCATCGGATTCTTCCCATGCGGCAAAACCTTTTGCGATGAGGGCAACCGTCAAGTTAGTCCTCCAAGTTGGTGTTTGGAGTGCGGTGAATTTGTAGGCTGTAAGTTTCATTTTTTCGTTTTGGTTTTTGGTTTTCGTCTCTGCCGTGGTGGCTTCGATCTATGGACAAAATACACCCTCTTGATTTCTCGTCAACAACTTTTTTTCAAGAAAATGAAAATAATTTTGGAGGCTTGCGGAGCCGCTTAAAACCTATCTCGGCGGGCGGTTCAGGTAAAAGGTTCGGAGAAAAGTTCGGGGAAAAGTTCGGGGATCATATCGGTGAACGCACCGAAATGATCAGGACATGCCGAAAATTTTCATCAGGTCGTCCACGCCTTTTGAGTCGGTGACCGGCGCGTATTCGTTCTCCTCTTCGCCTTCGTGAAAGGCGAAGTCCCATGTTTGGTCGAAGAGCTTTCGCAGGCCGCGCGCGCTCATCGTGACATTGCCGTCTCCCGCGAAGCTGGGATTTTTTGCCACATAGATTTTCCAGAGTTGGGATTTTTTCATTTGAATTCGATGGCTCCGGCTTTGCGCAGTTGTTGAGCGCAGGCGTAGTTAAGGCGAACCGAGTCGGCGAAGTGGTCACCTGCCACCGATCGCCATTCTTTGCGGCCTTTTTTGCTGACGATGATTTTTTGACCCATGAAGGCGGACAGGAATTCTTCGCCTGCGTCTTTCGGGAAAAATAGAAATGGGGATTTCCGCTTGGCGATGCGGTCGATGAAGAGCGAGACCTTCGACGCGAATTCGTTGACCGTGTAGAGCGGCATGGTGGGATATTCCTTCAGCACGCTCTCGGAGATGCTGCCGAAGTTTGCGCCTGATCCTTTGGCGGGGAAAAAGAAATTCGCCGAGAGATAGCAAGCGCGGTAGACGGCGTTGGCGTTGAAGCCTGAGTCGAGCAGGCCGCCGATAGGCGTGACCTCCCGGCCTTCGGCGGTCTTGTATTTCTGCGACTGCGCGACCTCGAGCATGTCGTCGATGCCGGTGACGGTGCCGTAGTCGATGACATAGGCGTCGCCATTTTCTGCAAAGGCCATCGTGGTCCAGTGCGATGTGTCTTGGCCAACATCCGCCGAGAGCGTGATAGCCACCGGCTCGATGGGGCAGGCTCCGCGAAGGTAGTCTTTGCGACAGGCGAGCACCTCGGCGCTGGTGGCTCCGGTGCCTTGCACGGTCCAGCGGCGGGCGTTGCGCTTTTGCACGAATTGTTTCATGGCCTCGGTGTCTCCGGCCTTACGGTCGAGATCGGCTTTGACCCACTCCACCGCCAGCGATCCCCACGGAATCCACCAGACGGCAGCGGCATCGTAGTGAAATGCGATCCGCCCTGGCGCGCCGTGCGACTTCACGATGTAGCGCGAGCCGGATGACAAGGCGCGGCGGATGCGGGGATCGTCCATGAATTCGTGCGAGCATGTGGGGCAGACGAGCCGGGCGCTCTTGGCCACGCGGTCCCAGAGCATGGCCCCATTGGCGTCGGTCTCGCGGTCGAAGGCGATGTTCTTGAAATCCCACGGATGCACTTCGCCGCATAAGCACTGCCAGGAGAATTCGCGCTTTTCGCACAGGTCTTCTGCGTCATGGAAATCGTCGCCCTCCTCGCCTCCTTGCGAGACTAGGATGCGGCGGGCGTTCCATCGGTCGTGAGTTCGCCGGCGGAATTCCTCGAGCATGCCGCGTTTCCAACGCCAGACCTCATCGGCTATCGCCCACCGAATGGATTTCTCCTGAAGGCTCGTGAGGTTTGCGCCTCCGATGAAGAGCGGCATGTGGGGGAAGAGGATTTCGGTTTTGCGCTTCTGGTGCCGGTCTTTTGGAAAGAGCTTGGCGACCGAGGGTATCGCTTCGAGCATCGGCCCGAGGCGCGACTCGGCCCACTGCTTGGCCGTCTTGTCAGTCTGCCCGGTCACCAATGTCGGGCCGGGGTTCTCCGAGATGATCCATGCCAGCAGAGACTCGAAAAGCGTGGTCTTCCCACTGCCGACAGGTGCGCAGATAAGGATCTCGTCGTTCGTGTCTTTGGCGATCTCTTCGATTGGCTCGTTCATCCACTGCGCTGTCGTGGAATCGAATTGCGTATTTCGCGCCGAGTGCGGAACGACGACATGCCGAGACATCCACTGCACCGGACTGAGCCGCTCGCCGGGGTTCACCCCGAGCTTGAAGAATTCTGCGATCATTCGTCGGAAAGCGTTTTGAGAATCCGGTTTATTTCATCTTCGAGGATCGGCACCATCTGAGCCGCCGATAGTCCTTCGAGTCGCCCAGGCAATGCGCCCACCCATGAGAAGAGTTGAGCCTTCACGGCCATGCCGAGGCCGATCATTTCTTCCTCCACCTTCTCTTTTGCAATGTGCTTTCCTTTTGTGACCTCCAGCAAATACTCGATCCGGTCGCCCTCGAGCTTCAGCTTCCTGAGCCTCGCGGCCTTCATGTCCTCCACGGGCAGGCCGGTGGTCTCGGACTCGGCGGCAAGATTGCGCGCCTGCCGTTTCGTTACAGCAAGCTCACTGGCAATCCGATCCGTCACAGGATTTCGCGGGCGGCCCTTGCCTCTCTTTGGGGTCTTCTTTGGTTTCATTATAGGGAAATGGGGATTTTATTACTCACATAAAACTAACGAGCGACTGGCAAACTGCGATGGTTGAATGGTTTCGGTAGGGTTCCCATGCCGCCCCCCTCATTCGGAGTCGGCCAGCTTCGCGTTGATGCGTTCGATCCATTTGTCGTCCTGCTTTGGTTTCTTTTTCTTCTTCAATGGTTTGCGATTTGGTTTGGATAGCCATGGGAATTTTGTTTCGTGCGCCTGTTCAAGGGTTACGAACCGATGCCCGGCTTTGCATACCCTGCGCCTGTATCCGTCGCGGGTTGCAATGACTCGGGTGGCAGCTCCACAGGTCGGGCAGGTCACGCGAGGAGTTGGCGGATCCGTGCGGCTTGCTCGGCGAGGGGTTCGATCATGCGCAGGGCGCGCTCAAGCCGGTCGCGGGTCCATAGTTCCATCGATCCGGAGCGTTCGACCCACCGTTGGAAGCCACGCTCGAGCATATCGATCACGGCCTCGTCGCCCTCTAGGCGTGGGGTGTTCGACGCCTCAGGGATCGGAAGGCCGAAGTCCAGCATGAACTGCGCCTCGACCTCGATGACCGCATCGTCGCCGAAATGCTTCTGGCCGAATCGTTCGGACTTGGGCAGAAGTTGTTTGACCACTTGGCCGAGGAGGAGAAGTTGGCGATGGCCTTCCTGCCATTGCTCCTTGGTTGTGTCCTTGGGAATCTCCCAAAGTTCGAGTTGGTCGAGTTTAGTGAATGCCTCGTTGGCGAGGATGAGGTTAAGCGATTGCATGTTTTTGTTGTTTTTTTTGTTGTTGGAGTTGAAGCATTGCCACCCGCAGGGCGTCCTGCTTGTTGGTGATCGGCTTGGGTTCTGGGGTCTTCCCCTTGCCTGCCCGGCGTTGGCGCCGTTCTTCTGGGGTGAGTTCTGCCCACCGCTGGCGCGTGCCTTCGGAGTAGGCCGCTCGCGTGGTTGAGGCCTTCTGCTGCCAGCCGTGGAAATTGAGTTCGCGCCCGAGCTTATTGGCATGCCAGTCGAGCAACTGCTTGGAGACCTGCGCCCGCTTGGCGAGGTCGGTCAGGCTCTCGCCCGAGGAGTTGAGCAGCCAGAAAAGGCCAAGGAACCGCAGGCCGACGAGCGAGAGGTCGATCTTCCCCTTACGCGGCACGGCAATGGCAAACGCCTTGGCCAGCGTGTCTGCCTGCTCCTGCGTCTTCCCGGCGCTCTGATGCTCTCGGAGCCATGCCAGCATGGAGCGCACGATCTTGGGGGTCGTGCCGAGTTCGTCGGCGAGGATTTCTTCTGGGGTGTCGATCTCGCTGGCGACATCCGGCCAGTAATGCGGATCCGCGTGATGTAGGTTGTGCAGCCGGGCGGCCTCGGCTGGGAATGTTGGGTAGTGGTTAATCATGTGAGTTCCCGTAGTTAAATCCCGAGCGTTGGCGTGCGGCCTCGATCTTCCGGCGTTCGGGCGTCTTGGCCCAAAATCGGTCGCAGGCGGCGGACATTTCATCGAGCATGTTGGCGAGCCAGGCTTCTCGGAATTCCCGGAAGCCCGCCACCTCTTGGACGATCTTGCCGTGTTTGCCGAATCGTGGTTTTTTGCGTTTGCTCATGGCTGGGTGATTTCGATGGTGGTCATTTCGAGGGTTTTCTTGGTGACTTTCTCCTGGCGGAATTGGAGTTCGACGCTCGCCGGGTCGTCGTCCGGGATGAGGGCGGCGTATCGAAGCTGATCGATGAGAGGTTTGCAGCCGCCTGCGAAATTGTCGGCGTCGAGGAGTCGGCAGGCGTGGCGCGTAATGCGGAGAGTAACGCGGCCCGGGCGAGTTGTTTTTCGCGGTGGCTGGCAGTCCAGTGTTTGCCGAAGAGCCGGTTGAGGCTTGGGGTCAGGTAGCCGGGCAGGTGAAGGGTGATGACCGGCTCTGGAGAAGGAGCCGTCGGGTTGCAGGGTGTATCCAAGGGATTCAAGGTCGTGTTGGGTGAAGGGTGGCATAGGAAAACGGGAAAAAACGGGGGTGCGGGAAATGCGGGAAAAGAGGGGGGGTGCAACCTAGCTCCGTGGGAAACACAGAAGACAAAAATAGGTTCCTAACATTTAATATGAACCATCCCGCCAATCCCGCATTTCCCGCAGAAATACCCCTCAAAAGTGACTTTTTGGGCATCTCAAGAAATAGGATGGTCTGGAAACCCCGCAAACCCCGCGCGGGATTCGCGGGGATTCGGAGGCATCCTTTTGATTTAAGCGGATAATCCAAAGGCATCTTTCTTCTCCTCCAATTTGAGTTTGATCCCGTGAATGGTCGGGTGGTCGTTCCGATCCGGCTCGATGTGGTAGCCCCGCTCGGACATCACTTTTCGGAGTTGGCGTGTCCCCCGATAGCGTGGCGCCTCGCTGTTCTGGTCGCACCAGATGGCATAAGTCTTGGCCAGCGTTCCGATCCCGCAGCGGCCCGTGATGTCCTTCTCGGTGCATTCGATGAGGAAGGATCCAAATTGATCGCTCTCCTCCCGGTAGTTCCGTGTCGCCTCTACGACTTGGGGCGGCGGGCGCAGGCCGATGTCGCGGCTCTCGAGGAGACCACGGATCGCCCAGTTCAGAATGCCGGCCGCCTCCGCTTCAAATTCCCCGAGGATTTCGTGGCGTTCGCGCCGTTCGTTCTCTGGGATCGTGACGGTGAAGGGGATCATGTGAACACGGCGCCAGATTCCCTCGTCGGTGCCTTGGACATCCGGTTTGTGGTTGCCCATGAGCCAGAGCTTGTGGGTGGGGAAAAAGGCGTAGGGTTGCTCAAACGGCCGGCGGGCATTGATGGCATCGCCGCCGGTGATCGCCTTGACCTGGCTATCGGCCAGCTTCCGGCCCTCGGGGATTTCGTCCGTAAGAACGACCCGCTTCCCCTCCATGCTCGCCTTGTAATAGTCGAAATTGTTGTCCGACTTGGCAGCGAGGAGGGCTGCGATCGGGACCGTGGTCATGAGGTCACCGAGGAGGATTTTGAGAACGCCGAAGAGAGTAGATTTTCCATTCGCTCCCTTGCCGTAGGCAAAGAAGAGGGCGTCGTGATGGACGCGGCCGGTCAGCGAATAGCCGAAAGCCCGCGCCAGATAGACCCGCGTCTCGACATCCGGGATGAACCGCTTGAGAAAGGCATCCCACTTCGGGCATTGCTCGGAGAGGTCGAAGTTGATCGGCGAGCGCGTCGTGGCGTAATCCGAGGCCCGATGACCACGGAAAATCCCCTCGCTGAAATCCAGTGTGCCATTGAGCACCACGAGGATTTCCGGGTTCGCATCGAAAGCCGTGGCGGGGAGGTTCATTTCCGACTTGGCGATGCGCTCCACCGATCCGAGGTATTCGGAGTGGCAGAGTTTATGGCAGCGCTCCTCGAGGCCCTTGATCTCCTTGATGCGCGGATCCTTTTTGTCCTCGTCGGCGGGATTGGCCGCCATCTCGGCGCGGATCGAATCGGCCACGCGTTGGTAGACATCGGTAAGCGTGTCGGAAATATCGAGGATCGTGGAGTTTCCCGTGTCACGGCGCCAGAGGCCATCTTCGTAAACCATCCAAGTCTTGGCGTGGATGTTCCAGACGCGCAGGCCACGGCGGATTTCTGCCCAAAGGCGGGCATCGCCCTTGTGTGCCTGACCAAAGGCCACCATCACGCGCTCACGGGAAATCTCTGTTGCAATAGCTGCTACATCCCCCCCGGCGAGCGGGTCTTCCCCTTGCCCTGGTCCGCTGGTGGAATCCGCAAACCGGATCTGGCCTGCCCAGCGTTTGCGTTTCCATGCCGCACGGGCATCGAATCCATGCTGGCTGGCAAGGTGCGCCAAGGTGCCGACTCCCACCTGCTTGAGGCGTGCCTTGTGTTTGCCGGCGTATTCGCCCTGCTTCTCCTCCGGTGACCATTGATGCAGGAGCCGGGCGCCATCCACCATGGGCAGGACGCTCCACACTGCCGAGGCGATCTTCAGCCAGGTATCGTAATCCGGGCGCGGCGGGATGAATCGGAGCATCTCGGCGATGTCTGCCGCTGTCGTCTCCACGGGTGGGCGCCATGTCTCTTGACGCTCCGGCATTTTGTCCGGCACGGGGATCGGTTGGAAAGTGTCCGAGGTCTCCATGTCCGGATCGCTCGACACAAAGCACAGGCGCATCGGGTCCTTGGTCGATTTGTCGAGCTTGAGCTTATGCTTCTCGGAAAAATGGAGTTCCGCCGCGAACCATGAATCCTTGTGACTCTCGGGATCAATTGATACCACCGCCTTCAGCCCTTGGCCCGAGGGACCGACAAAGACCGCGCCGACATAGGGATCGGCGAGAAGTTCCGCCCGCTTGGCCCGCACCACGGAATCATCGGCGAGGATCGGGTTGTCCTTCAGATCGAAATCCGCCTGGAGCCACCCGCTGTGCGTGATCGCCTTCGCTTCGGGCGAGAGGTCGCGCTCACGGGAGAGGCAATGGCAGGAAATCGTCACCGCTGGCAGGTCGCGCTTCTTCGCCGTGTAGCGCGGCTCGTCCCCCCGCTTGAGGTGTTCGCGCAAGATGTCCACTTGGCGCCCCCAGCGGCCAGCCTTCACTCCTTGGAAGAATGCCTCCAGCGTGATCGCCTCGTCCGGTTCATCGGCGAAGGCGTTGGAGAAAAGGGAGATGTTGGTTTTGAATGATTTCATTGATTAAGTTTCTTGAGTTCCCAGCGTTTGATCCGACGCTCAAAATCCTGCCACCGCAGATATTCCATTTCTCCCATCGCCCCATCGCGGTGCAGGAGGTCAGCAAACCATCCGCCTTGGAAAGCCATGCTCCATCCGGTTGTGTGGATGTGATGGCGGGATTCGAAAACCTCCCTCGGCCAATCACGGAGACGCCGGCGCCAATAGCGATGCAGGCGTTCGTTCGGGAGGGTTCCAAAAAGGTCGAGTTGTGTTGTCATTTGAGATTCTTGTAAAAATTGATCGCCGCCTCGGAGACATGGACGCCCTTGATCCAA